TCAGACGCGCAGGTCGCGCAGATCGCTGCGTCGATCAAAGAGTTTGGTTGGACGAACCCGATCCTGGTTGATGGCGAGAAGGGTTTGATTGCTGGCCACGGAAGATTGGCCGCGGCTCGGAAGCTCGGCATGGAAGAAGTTCCGGTGATAGAACTAACTCACCTTTCCGAGACTCAAAAGAAAGCGTTGATTCTTGCTGACAACAAACTAGCGCTGAATGCCGGATGGGATGCAGAGCTTTTGAACCTGGAGCTCGAAGAATTGGAGCTTGAGGGCGTAGATCTAAACCTAGTTGGTTTCGGTGAAGAGGAAAGAGACGCACTAAGGCCGGAGGTTGTAAACGAAGGGCTTACAGACGAGGATGCTGTACCTGAGACTCCAGAGGAGCCTATTACAAAGCCTGGGGATATTTGGATACTAGGCAAGCACAGGCTTATGTGCGGTGATAGTACGAGCGTGGATGCTATTGATAGATTGATACTTAACGATGCGATTAAGGCTGTCGTTACTGATCCTCCATATGGAATAGGGATTGACGGTCAAAAACAAAGTATCAGCAACAATCCTAAACACAATCGCAAGGCGCACGAATTCCGTGGTTGGGATCGCGAGCGCCCAGACGATGGGGTCTTTCATTACATTGTTGCGCTTAACGTACCTTCTGTTATTTGGGGCGGAAATTACTTTGCCGATCTTCTTCCTGCGACGCGCGGATGGATTTACTGGAGCAAGGGGCAAGACGGTTTGTCAATGAGCGATGGCGAGCTTGCTTGGACAACGGAAGCGACTCCACTTCGATGCGTAACGGTTAACCGAGGGGCTCTTCGTGGAAGTGTTCACCCTACGCAAAAGCCTATAGAAGTAATTGATTTTTCACTTGAGTACATCAAAGCAGGGGACTTTGTTCTTGATTTGTTTGGCGGCTCAGGCTCAACGCTTATTGCTTGCGAAAAAACAGGTCGCTCTTGCCGGATGATGGAACTAGACCCAAAATACTGCGATGTCATCGTTAAACGATGGGAAGAATTCACCGGGCAGAAAGCGAGGCTTGAAAATGCAGAGGAAATATCCACCTGAAGTTCATTTGGTACACGGCACAAAAGGCGAGAACACCGGCGTACCGCTGCCAGAGAAAATCAAGATCCGCGTACCGTTCGCAGAATGGGCAGACGATCCAACCCTTTTTAGCCGAGAGCGGTTTGTGCGCGAGACCGCTGACTATCTGTATACCGTTTACGGTATTGGCTCCGATCAAGACCGCCACACGCTGATGATGCTTGCCGATCAAGTGCAGCTTTATATTGACGCTCGAAAAGAGCAGGCCAAGCATCCGCTGGTGGTAAAAACTAACGGCGGCAAGACACACGCCCCTAACCCTTACATATCGCTTGCTAACAAAGCGATGGAAAACGCAGTCAAGCTGATGAACGAAATGGGGCTCACGCCTCGCTCTAGGCTAGCTGCAAACAAACTAGAGGATGGCAGCAAGATGGGCGAATTCCTGTCCGGTCCTAAATTCGGAACATGAGATTAGAAGATGGCATTACTTACGCGGCGGCGGTAGCGAAAGGCGAGATCAACGCTTGCCGAAACGTCCGTCTTGCTTGCCAGCGGTTTCTTAATCACCTAGAAAACAAAGAGTGGGAATACGTCTTTGATCCTGGCGCGGTCAATCACTTCCTACAGTTCACAAGTCTTTGCCGGCATGTAAAAGGCCAGTGGGCGGGGCAGCCCGTAAACCTTGAGCCCTTCCAGGTTCTCATTATCTGCGCGATCTACGGTTTCCGTCTCAAACGAGATCGATCTAAGCGCATGGTTCAAGACGTAATCGTTTACATTCCGCGCAAGGCTGGAAAGTCAACGCTTACCGCTCTCATCGCTCTTTACGAGCTTGCCTTTGGCGATGCTGGCGCAGAGGTTTACACAGTCGCCACTAATCGAGATCAGGCAAGCATTGTTTTCACGACTGCCAAGGGATTTATCGAAACCCTTCCCCGAGAGGTTTCCGGTCTCTTCATTCCTGGCAAGTTCACGATAGTGAAGAACGGCGACTCTCAATCGGTATTCAAAGCGCTCAGCAGGGACACTAAGCGTACCGGTGACGGGCTGAACCCTTCGTGCGCGATCATTGACGAGGCTTCGCAGATCGTCGACAGGAATACGATTGAGGTCTTGCATTCTGGGATGGTAGCGCGAGCAAATCCGCTGCGGCTATACATAACCACGGCTTCGTTTACCCGCGACACAAAGTTCTTTGAAGATCTCCAGGTGATGGAGCATATCCTTCACCAAGACGTACCCGATAACCCGCGATGGTTCGGGCTTCTTTATTCGCTTGACGCTGGTGATGATTGGCGAGACCCGACGGTCTGGCATAAAGCCAATCCAATGCACAATATCTCGGTCTCACACGATGCGATTGCCGCTCGATGTGAAGAAGCCAAGATTAAGCCGGCAGCGCTCAACGAGTTTCTCTGCAAAACACTTAACGTCTACGTTTCAGCCGAAACTGCGTGGGTAGATCGTTCACACTGGGATGAGGCTGTTGGTCTTACAGACCGTGAGCCCGAGGCCGTATTTATCGGTTTTGACTTGGCAGCAACGCGAGATCTAAATGCGGTTTGTACGCTTAAGCGTTATGCCGAGGATGATTACGAGGCCGAATGGAAGTTTTTTCTTCCCGAGGATGGTTTCGATCTTTTACCAGCGCATTACCAGGATATTTTCCGACAGGCTATCAATTCGGGGATTTTGCATCTAACCGAAGGCAATGTTATGGACGACCGCGAGATTTCGGAGTATATTCTCGGACAAAGCCAGAAATACGACGTTCGTGAGGTTGGCTACGACGCATATAATGCGGCTGCGCTGGTTGCGCGACTATACGAAGCTGGAATGCCGGTTAAAAAGGTTGGGCAAGGAATGGCGGTACTTTCCAACCCTTCCAAGCATGTAGAACGGCTTATTCTAGGCCATAAAATCAAACACGATGGCAACCCGTTTTTAGGCCACCAATTGGGAAACTGCGAAGTGTTTGTAGATGTGCAGGGCAACATCAAGGTCAAGAAGGCCGGAGTTGACCGACACGCGAAGGTCGACGGGATCGTTGCCCTCATAATCGCCATGCACTGTAGCTTAGACAATCCGATGCCGTCTGAATCATACGGATTCAGGGTCTTTTAGGGCTAAAAATGGGCATATTCGACATATTTCGGCGCAAAATAGCAGACAACTCTAGCAATTCGTTGTTCGGCAACACTGTTTTGGGTAATAACGTCATGCTCCGAGGCAAGGGGCAAGGCTACGGATCTAACCAGCTTCTCTATGTAACGACATCTGCTGTCAACGAAGCTGGGCGTTCATTAGATATTACAACGCTTGCCAGAAACTCGACGGTCATGGCTTGCGTCTCAACTAAGGCCAGAGCGCTTGCACAACTGCCGGTAAAGATCATGTCTCGGCAAGGTGACGGTACTTTGGTCGATACGCAGACGGAACCTGGGGTTCCTGAGCGGGAAAAAAACCGCGCAAAGTCGATTCTTAACCTTCTTGCTCAGCCTAATAACTTCCAGAGTCAATACGAGTTCTGGTATCAGTTCACGATGTGGCATGAGCTGGCCGGCGAGACTTTCGTATTACTCTGGAGAAAGAACGAAGCCGATCCTCAGCAGGTTCCGCTGGAAGTCTACGTTCTTGACTCGACGCTAATCGTTCCGCGTATCTCCGAGACGAGATACCCGTTTTATACGCTTACAAGCTCAAGTTACGGGTTTAACAAAGACGAACCGCTGCAATACTTCCAGGTTATGCACGTTAAAAGCGAGCCTTGGCAGGGTTCTTCGTCTTTCAATCGTTTGCAGGCTGTCGAGCTGATTTCGCTGGATCAAGACATTGATCTTTACTCCAACTTCATCATGCTTAACGGCGCAAAACCTTCTGGCTTGTTCCGTACCGAGCAAGTCATACCCGATTCTAAGTTCAAAGAGATCGCGGCGCGACTGAAAGAAGCGTGGACAAACATGCTAAACAGCCAGCCTTCAGACTTAAGTAAGCCTGGGCAGTCGATGCTATTAGACCAAGGTATGATGTACGAAAGTATTAAGCCCTTGACGCTGCAAGACGTAGATGCGCGAGAGCTGAAGAAACAAACGATGGCGCGGATTGCTGGCTTATTCGGTGTTCCTCCGGCAATGATCGGCGTGGGTGAGTCGAAATACAACAACACGCAGACCATGCTCGACGAGTTCTACAAGTCCACCATGATGCCGTTCATCACGAACATTGAGCAAAAGCTAAAAACAAGCCTTCTTGGTGGCTATCCGAATCTGTATGTGCAGTTTCAGACGCAGGATTTCCTAAAAGGCGCACCACTGGATCAAATGAACTATGTTGTGGCCGGAGTCAAGAATGGCATTCTCACGCCGAACGAAGCTAGAGACTATCTTGGGCTTGATAGCGTGGATGATGGTGATTCTCTGCTTGCTGCCGGTGGCGTTGATAAGCCTATTCCCGGCTCTTCGCCGCAGGATACTGGCGGCGGCGGCAATTTTAAGGTCGTAGGCAAGACCGGTCGAGCTGGTAATGCTTAAGGATGTTTTGAAGCGGTTAAAGGAACAGGCTGACAAGAGAAAGCCGAAGCCTAAACCCGAAGATGGGAAAATGAAGGAAAAGGAACCGATACATGGCTAAGCACATACAATTCTTCACCGAGGCAAAGGTTGAGCTTGGCCGTATGGCTGATGAGGCAACCGGCGAACCCACCGGCGAAATCGAGGCAACCCTGACGACCTGGGGCGCGAGGGAAGGCGCAGACGGGCGTAGATTCTTCTACACGCCAGCGGCTTTCGAGATGTGGCACGAAGGCTGGATGGAAGCCGGCAGACCATTGCCGATGTACTTTCAGCACAGCTCAGACATGATGCCCGTTGGTGAGTGGTCTAAGTTCGACATTACCGACGAAGGGATGACGGGAACCGGAAAACTTTTCCTTAATACCACCGCAGGATCGGATCTTTATTCCATCATGAAGGAATCGCCTCGCATGGTCGGTGGTGTTTCTGTTGGCGCGTACGCTGACGAATACCAAATGGTCGACGAAAACGGCGAACCAACAGATGAACCTGATAGCTTCTTTCAGATCATGAAAGGCGGATTGGCTGAGGTATCGATTGTGATGAACCCGAACAATCCCAAAGCCGAGATCTCAAGACTTGAATACTGGATGGGGGATAAACCAAACCCCAGAACGATTGAAAAAGCTCTGCGTGATGCTGGGCTTTCTCGAAAGGATGCAGCCGCTGCATCCGGCTTGTTGAAGTCGATCATAGAGCAGCGTGACGCTGTCGTGACTACTTCTCAACCCGCTAATCCGAGTGAGTCGGACGCAGCGGTGAAACTGCTGGAGGCGCTCCAATACCGCGAGCTGCTAAAGGCAATCGCAACCCGATAAAGGAACTATCATGCTTGAAAAAGTCATCGAAAAACTGGATGCAATCGAAGCGTCTAACGCTGCAAAACTTGCTGAAACCGCTGAGGCTGTAAAGACTCAAGTTACCGAGGCTGTGCAGGCAGTCAAAGCAGAAACCGAGCAAAAACTTGCCGCCCTTGAGGCAAAGATTGCCGCTCCTTCCATCATTCGCCCAATCCACAAAACGGTTCGTGGCGAAGCAAACCGTCGCTTCCGTGATGTGCTCAAAGAGTACATGAAGGGTGGTAATCAGGTTGAGCGCGAAGTAAAGATCTTTGAATCGGTTGATCAGTTTGACGGGTACATCAAGGAAGCGTCTGCGCTTACCGCGTCTGGTTATGACGTTGGTGGCCGTACCGCTTATGACCCTGTGTTTGCCGCCAAGCGTCTTGGCAATCCGATGATGGATCTCTCCCGCATCGTTGCAACTGACGGTTCGGCTTATCAGTTCCGCGTAAAGACCGGCAACGCTGGCGCTCAGTGGGGATACACCGTTCAGAACAACGGTGCATCAACGACTGAAGCAACGTCGATCTGGCAGGTGATCCTCAAAGACTTGAACGCACAGTTCCCAATCAGAACCGCTGCGCTTGACGATATTGATGGTCTTGAGCCCAACGTTGTTGACGACATGCTAATGGAATTCCAACAGGCAATGGCAACCTCGATGATCCAGAACAACGATCAATCGGGAACTGGAACCTCGGTATCGACTGGCGGAGCTGATGGCCTGCGCGGTTTGGACCAGTATGGCGGCGCAAATGCAACCTACACGGGCGGCACAGTTTCCACGGCTGCTTTTGGAACCTCGGGAACGGCAACCACTAACGGTCTGCATAGCCTTGCAACGTATGACCAGTTAACCACCAACGCAAACACTGTCGGTGCAAATAACATCGTTTACAAAGACGTTGTGAACTTCATCTACAGCTTGCCACAGCAATACTGGACCCCGACAGCTCGCTTCATGATTAACCCAATCTTGTTGCAGGGCATCCGTGGTTTGGTCGACGATCAGAAACGCCCTGTCTACATTGACGGTCTGAGCCGTGATGATGGCATTGTTGGTAAGTTGCTTGGTTTCGATGTGGTGGTTAACAAGTACGTTGATAATCCTTCTCAGCCCACAACCGGCGCAGCAGGTACAACGTCTTACTACCCGATGTACTTTGCGGACTGGCAGCAGTTCCACACCATCGTTATGCGTCTGAGCATGGTTCTGCGTCGCTACGACCAGACGCTCCCAGGCTCGATTACGTTCTACGGCGAGACTCGCGCAGCCACATCTGTGCGCGATCCTAACGCTGGCGTACGTTACCGTTCCACTGGTACTGCGGCTTAATTTAAGAGGGCGAAAGCCCTCTCCCTCTATGGAGAGACTATGAGACAGGTAATTTTAGAAGGGCTTAAGCAGGCTCTCCACGAGGGCAAAGCCACGGTGAACCTCGCTGAA